CATTACTGAACAGAGGTCATTAATCAAAGAATATGCGTCACGCTGCGTATTAAGAACCACGTTTGTTGAAAACCTTGCCTCAGTAGTATTGTTACCTGTCATATCATCTACTTGCTCTGAACAATAAACAGAGGCTGAATAAAAACTAAAAACATCTAATTGGGTTGAATCTATATGATCTCCAAAACCTTTTGAAGTTGTTAAAAGGTCATACAAAACCCATGCTGGATCATTTGAATATTCTTTATCAGTTTTAAAAGTTCCGTTAAAAGTACCAGAATAAGATATTGACCCATCAGCCCTGACAGTTCCATTATGAGGAATCTTGATCAGAGTTCCCCTGACCCTATACATTCTGGAAGGCACTGAAGGGAAGGTTTCAGCATCAAAGCGTATTCCTATATGAGCAGAGTTAGCGTAACTATTAGACTCATTTATTATTTCTGTAAAAGATGACCATTGAAAAGAATCATTTAAAAATGAATCTGTACTGTCATCAGTTGTTCTATTAACTCTTATGGTTACAGGAAAGCTAGTGCCAGATGGCAAATTAATTTTGTAATCTCTAAAATATGTGCTTGCTGCCCTACCTTTTACTGTGTCTGTGATCACAGTTTGTGTAGTGCCATCATTTTCTATTGTTTGAATTGTAAGAGCCACTTCAGCCCCATTAATATCACCATTATCTTCAAATTTTTGCAGTTGAGGGAAAGCAATAGTAACTCTGACGGCATCAATATTTGTATCTGTTATTGATCTTGAAACAGGTGTATCTTTTGTAACTGTTACACCAACAGCGGTTTCTGATTCACTTGATGTTATGCCAGCGATAGCAGTTTGATTTGAAGTGCCAAATCTAGGTTCAAATGAGATATTTTGAAAATTAAAATCTGTATCATCTGGACTTGTGCCAGCCGCTTGTTGTAATACTTGAGTTCCGTTAAGGAATACATCTTTGAGTGCAGAGGTGTTGTATTCTGTAGAACCTTGAGAGCCAGTTGCAGAGGGAAATCCTGATATGACTCCTTCAGATAAAAGATCAATCAGCGTTTGAAACTGCTTTGATGCCAGTGAGTCTGCTGGCAAATCAGGGTTTGTTTCATTAAAAAAACTTGCGAATGGTTCAGCACCTAACAAAGTTGGATTAAAAAATGGACTCATGTTGCTGTACCCTCCACTTGAACTGTATCAATACCAGAACTGATAACAACAGACCCTGTAAAAACTTCACCATAAATTATTGGTACTGGAACACCAGCCCTCGAAGTATTAGTAATCGAATTAAAACCAAAGTTTGCTTGTACGTTTGGATCATTGTCTGACAATGAATCTGAAGCGTTTAAATTTGCTATGGCTGGAGTTGGTGCAATAATACTTGTAACACCATCAATTAGCATTGAAGTACCTACAGCAGTCAAGCCACTTGCAACAATTCCACCGATAGCAGTTGAGAAAAATCCAGCAGTAACACCTCCTAATACAGCACCAGAACCCACGCCAGCTAACAAACCTCCAACAACAATACCTTTAGCACCT